TTGCGTGCTTGGAACTGATGCGGCCGCGTTTTCGACCGGCATTGGCTGCGAGCCGCGCTTGGACCTTGTCCCAAGTTTCGGAATCAACGATGGCGTCATGCTCGCCTTCATAGCTGCGACCCTTATGCGGAATGCGGCCTATATAGAGTCGGTTGGAGAGGATGAGGTAAAGGTGTCCGTGGCTGAGCGCCTTACCACCAATCCGTCTTCCATCGAGCAGTGTGCGCTCTTTGGTTTTGAGCCCCAGTCGGTGGCACTCCGCCTGCAACGCACGGACGCTGCCAAGCTTGAGGTAGAGCGCAAAAAGCAGCCTGACCATTTTGGCTTCTTCGGCGTTGATCTTGAGCTTCCGGTTGACCGCGTCGTAGCCGAGCGGCACAGCGCCGCCCATCCACATGCCTTTCTGCTTTGAGGCAGCGATCTTGTCGCGAATGCGCTCGCTCGTGACCTCACGCTCGAACTGGGCGAAGGAAAGGAGCACGTTGAGGGTCAACCGGCCCATGGAGGTAAGGGTATTGAATTGCTGCGTCACAGCGGCAAAGGAAACGCCCTTGGCGTCAAAGGCCTCAACGATCTTCGCAAAATCAAACAGCGACCGCGTCAGACGGTCGATCTTGTAGACCACGACGATGTCGACCTTGGCGGCAGCTATATCGCCGAGAAGGCGCTTGAGGGCAGGGCGGTCCATGGTCCCACCGGAATGCCCGCCGTCATCATAATGTGTGGCGAGGGCGTGCCAGCCTTCATGGCGCTGGCTGGCGATGAAGGACTCGCAGGCCTCGCGCTGGGCGTGGAGCGAGTTGAACTCCTGCTCGAGGCCTTCGTCAGAGGATTTACGGGTATAGACGGCGCAACGAATGCGCTTGGCCCTTGGGCCAGCCCTTTTAGGCATCGGTCGGCTCCTCCTTGGCACGGCGCTTCAGCCCGAAGAAGACCCAGCCGTTCCAGTTTGTGCCGGTTATGGCGCGGGCGATGGCGCTGAGGCTTGGGTAGGTTTCGCCGCGCCAGGCGAAACCCTTATCGAGCACGAGCACTTCATATGTTTCGCCGTGCCATTCGCGGAAGAGCTTCGAGCCTTTGCTCAACCGGGGCGGTGGCGTTCGAGACTGCTTGCCGTTCGCCTGACCGGCCTTCTTGAGGAGCCGCAACGTGTGGGCGTCGAGACCGCCGTAGACTTCTGCTTGGAGCCCATAGGCCACGGCGCGGACGAGGAACGCGCGGCTGGCGTGGCGCGGCACCTCAGAGCCCCACAGCCGGCGCCATTCCGCTTCGAGCTCGGCCCGGGGGCACTCGGGCAAGGCAAGGACTCGGGCGGCAAGCTCCGCATCGTTCTGTCTTTTCGCGGAGGAACGCCCGCGCCGCAATGGGCGCGGGCGAGGGGACTTGAGCCGGGCCATGGCTCTAGGCCTTGGACGATTTCGCCGGGGCGATGTGGTAGCGGCGGACGCCGTCCTTACCGACGTCGGAGACGAGGGGCAGCTTGAGCTTCTTCTTGACGAGGCCTGAGAAGAAGCCGCGTACCGAATGCGGCTGCCATCCGGTCTCGGCGACGATGTCGTCGATAGTGACGCCCGACCGCCGGCGCAGCATCCTAATCACGGTCTCCTGCTTGCTTTGCGAAGGCGCTGCACGCTTTCTAGACTTGGCGGCTGAAGCCTTCCGCGCCTTGCCGCGCGGTTTCGCGGCCGTCTTGCGTTGGCGGGGCATACTTGCCGCGGCCTGCGAGGATCTGGTCTCCTCTGTTTCATTGATGCCGAGGGCGAGAAGCCCGCTCTTGGTGATGAAGAGGCCAAGAGGGCGGTTCTCTTCGTCGCGGCGCCATTCGGATGCGCCGTTGTCGATCTGTCTTTCTTCAGCCAGCTTTCGCTTGCAAAGGACTTCGATCATGACTCGGTTAAGAGCGGCGTCCTTGACCGCCAAGCTTTTGGGCAAGGGAAGAAGTGATCCGTCGGGGCGTTGGGCCGCGGCGTTGAGGATTACAAGCTGAGCGTCGCTGAGTTTGACGGTTGCGGGTTGGATCTTGGACATGGTTGCCTCCATCGTGGCGCACCGGCCCGATGCCGGCGCTTCCACTGCCCAGAGCCCGGCCAAAAGGCCGGGGGCGGGCGATGGCGGAGGCGATATGCCCGTCACACACTGACAGCATGCACGCTCTCTTCTGCGACGAAGTCCAGTGGAATATCGAGGCTGAGCGCCAGCCCATTGGCCCGATGAAGGGGCCTACAGGTTGTCGAGCGTGTAGGTCGAAAATTTGTGGGCAAGCGCTTGCGTGATGCTGTCGACCTGGTCGTCATGCTTCCCGTTGGGGAAGGCAAGGAGTTCGGCAAGCAGGTCTGGCATGTAGGGAGCATCATTCGGAAAGTGCACCAAGCCGGCCTCGAATTTCCCTGTTTGAACGTAAAGCCTCGTCACCTTGTCGTGCTCGACGGGTACGGCCTTCACCCGAAACTGCCCCATCGCTCGCATTTCTTGAGCGAGCGACATACCCGCCGATGTATCCTCGATCAGAATCGCGGTCGGCTCATAACGCTCGGCGAGCGCCAATGCGGTTCGTTTCAGCTCAGGATATTCGAAGCGGTCACGGACCAAATCGGTCAGATAATAGTGTCCGTCATCAAGTTGGAAAGTGGTGCATACGGAATAGTCATTTTGCAGGCCGTCCTTGGCGGCGACATCCCAGCTCTGAATGAACTTAGTCTTGTGCGTGCGTTCCGGTGCCCTGTCATAATAGCGGAGCCAATGGCGCTTGAGCATGGCGCCACCCTCTGGGATGGGGCACTGCTGGTACTGTGCGCCAAAGTCGTAGCTGCCGAGGTCTTTCTGAAGGACTCGCAGCATCTCGATCGATTCATGCTCTGGATGCAACGCCGTCCCGGCACGCCGATAATGAAATTCATCATCGCCGATCGGCACCTGCTCGTCGACTTCGGCAATCGCCGGCAGGCTGAGAACTTCCCAGGCGCCAGAGCCGCTCATGAGGTGACCGGAAAGGTCATCCATGTGGACGCGCTGAGTCACAACGATAATGGTGCCGGTTTCTTTGTTATCGAGGCGCGACATCAGCGTGTTGGTGAACCACTGATTGAGACTGTCACGTCTCGTTTTTGACTGTGCATCGATCGGCTTCTGCGGATCATCAATGATGAGCATGTTGCCACCGAGTCCAGTCAACGTTCCGCCAACAGAGGTCGCCTTGCGAAAGCCCTTTGCGCTCGTCGTTACCTCTTCCTCGAGGGCGCGCGTGACTCGCATCCTGGGAAAAGTCCGCGCATACCAGGGCGCCTCGACGATTGACCGGAAATCACGGGCATGCTTCAGGGACAGCTCGCTGCCGTAGCTGATCGAGAAGATGCGCTGCCGTGGGTTATGCCCGAGGGCGAACGCCGGGAAGGCCACCGACACCGTGATCGACTTCAGGTGCCGTGGCGGCATGTTGATGATGAGGCGGTTGATCTCGCCGCGGCGGATCCGCTCGAGCCGATAGGCGATGGCGCGGATATGCCAATTCGGCAGAAACGGCATGCCGGGGTTGAGCGTGAGCACGCTGTATTTCAAGAAGCTTTCGAAGTCGTTCCGCAAGGCGAAAGCGAGCAAGTCTCGTTCTGATATCCCGTGCATGGGATTACTCCTTTTCAGGTTGGACATTTGGGGGGAAGCGCTTGGCGAACTCTTCGAGGATTGTTTTTTCGTCGTGGCTGAGCGGTTCGCCATGCTCGGCCTCGGCGCCTTCGATCAGGCGATAGCGATTCAGGAGAAAGGCCATCGCCTTGAGGTCGCCCTTCAGGGCTGCCTCGAGGCATCGAAGCAAGAGAGCCTCTAGCCTCGAGATCTTGCGCGACCGACCGCCTTCGCGAATCTCCATGCGCTGATGCATGATTTCGCGAAGGATGGTGGCTTCGTTCTTTGCCCCCTTCGGCCGCCCCTTGGGATTGCCGCTACGGCCGGCCGGGAATTGGTGCTGTTTGGGCGGCTTGCGGTACCCGACCTCGTATCCACCACCGGCATCGTTGGCGTGCTTGTTCTTGGAGGGCTTCGTCTTGGTCACGGCCGCCTCCGACCCTTCGAGGATGGAGG